TTTTTTACCAGATGATATAGTAGGAATAACAGACTTCCAGAAATCATCTAAAAGGTGTGTATTATGATTTAAAATACCATTAGCATAATATCTGTGATTCTTTTCAACATCTACTATATCATATACATAATCCTCATCATCAATTTCTTCAACACTAATAACTTTATCTATTCCATTTTCTGTTATAATGTTCGAACCTAAAGAATTTACAGCGTGTATAATATCCCCCGATTCTAATATAAATCCATGTTTTTCAGAAACTATTATGTTTTTGCCGCACCCTAAAAGCACTTTCACCAATTTCTTTTTATCGTATTTCGAAACACCTTTAAAATCTGACCATCCACAATCCGTCCACACTTCCAAATTTTCATTTGTTTCATAACATATTAAATCGTTTTCAATACCTGAAACATTAGTATTGAACTTAAACATTTCTCCGATCTTTTTCTCATATTCTTTTTTAGTAAATACATCTCTCAATTTCACAACAGATTCCCCATGTAAACATTCTATATGTGCTGCCTCATCTATGAAAAGACAATTTATTGACTGCCCACGGGCCGCTGTAGATGACGTAGTGCTAACCTTTATAGAGCTTCCGTTAGCTAACGCCATTCCTGTTTTTCCCCACTCTTTTACTCCGGGTTTCAGGTAATTCGGAAGTAATTCATATGCTAGTCTTATTCTACTAAAAATTGATATTGCTGTGTCTTCTTTGTTCGCAACTATCAACATGCTTTGATCTGAAGAGAAACAGCAAATCCATAATGCGAAAATAGTAGCCAATGTGGAATTATGACTTAATATTCCATTCGTATAAAAAGTATGATTTTCTGAATCTATAGACAAATCATACATATTCTCAGGAGGACAATCCAATTTAATCACGCTCTTGACTTTTTCAATTCCATTTTCCGTTATTATACCATCCCCTACTTTTAAGTCTTTGACATATATCTCAATGCCACCCTCTCCAATCACTATATGTTCATCAGCGCACTCTAAAAAGAAATTGGTAGTCTCTACCCTCCAAACATCAAATGGCACTGTTTTATGCACTTCTTGAATGTCCACCCACCCTTCATCTGTCCATACTTCATAATCTTCAACTTTTTTAGAGTCTATAAACTTTTCTGCTTCCATATAGGTATAACTTATCCATTCCTTATGAAATTAATGCAGTCTTCTAAAACTTTCTGCTTGTTTTTATAGTAATATAATTCTTTAACTACTAAAACATCAAAATCAGGTAAAGATTTTTTAATTTCGTTTAAACGGTTAATATCTTTATCCACTGTATAATCCACTTGTTTATTTGCAACACTATGCCAATATGCGCCATCGAATTCTATGCCTCTATTCACATCTTTAACATAAAAATCTAAAAACCTATAAGATTTTTCCGTCTCTATTTTATATTCATAATTTTTTCCGCTGTCGTCTCTCTCCCCATTCATTTTAGTGGCAAAGAATATTTCAGAATAGTCGTTTTTAATATTTTCGTATATATCCCAAAAAAGCTTTTGAGATACTAAAGAATATTTCAATCTAGGAAAAGATTTCAGCCATTTTTCTGTCATGTTTTTCCTTTTTATGATTGCCTCATCAATACTGCATTTCTCACGATTGATTATACTATCCACAGAAGTCATGTTTTGATGTGAACTGACTAAAAGTTTAGATTGTTCTTCCGTATTTCCCTTTCGCATCCAGTATTCTTTTTTAGATGGCGTGTTTCCTTCTCTAAGGAGGGTTTCACTTATTTTATCACCGCAGCAATGTCTATTATCAATTTTATTATAATAGTTTACGTTGCAATTTGTGTTGTGACAAAAATTGTCATATCCTTGAATTATCCCTTTGAATTTCATGTCTTTACCGCACCATAAACACATTCCGTCCTTTTCTCCGCTTTTAACATGTTTGTTGTAATATAATATAGGATCATGTTCACTGTTAACGTGCTTAGATAAATGTAATGTGTTGCCATATACGTTACCACATTCTAAACATTCGTGTTTATAATCTTCTTCCGTTAAAACACCTCCACGTATTTTACAGGATTGATTATAATGTAATACATTACATGCTCCCCTTTTGACCATATCAAAAGGAACATTATTACAACAAGAGGGTAAACAACATTTCGATTTTCGTTCAAAATATTTTCGGTAAATTTCCCTCTTATATTCAATATCCCCTACTTTATATATAGCTGCACTAACTGCCTTCCATGTATCAAAATACGAATTCAACTCTTCAACAAATGTGTATTTTTTCAATTCCTCTAGTGACTGATTAACATTTTTATTATTTTTCTTGTATACGCTTTTAACCAAAGACCCTGCAAACCTCCCATACGTTTTATGTTGATGTTCAGTAATACAAATTCCAGTAACTTTACAGTATAGATTTTTCATATAACTATACTTATCAAACTTTAAGGAATTGTCTAACCTGTCTAAGATTTAATCGAACTATAAAACTCTCCGACAGTGATATTTTTAGATTCCAGTGTTTTTTTATTCCTGATTCGAACAATTGTATCATCTTTAAGGCATTTGCCTGCTTGTCTAGAACTCAATAAAACGACGAACCTATTGTTCTGCAAGCTCTTTAAAACCCTTTTTTGGGCTGGATAAAGTTCGATGGTTTCTTTACCTCTATCTAGATTTACAATCGTGAAATGATTTTCTGCGAAGTGGACTATATTATCCCTACATTTTTTCAATTCTTTAACCATTGCTGGTGTAAAATTAAATTGAGCATTTTCCTTCGGGAGTTTTTTGTCACCCCTATAAAAATCCCTCTCGTTTATCGGAACGTTATTGATAACATCGTCCGCATTTACCAATTCTAATTTAGTTGCGTCATCTTCTGACATACAACCTTATTTAACATCACACTTCAAATTCTTCTTCGAAATGTGACTCCCCTCCTACACATTTAATCATAGCATTTTTCCATTTTTCGTCTCTGTGAGGAACATCTTGCCAACGCATTTTAGCCTTTCTCCACACCGTTTTGCGTTTATTTTTATGAATTTTATTTAGAAACCTTGATTTCGATATTTTACCAGTTGAGAATATAGAAACGTTAGAGCATGTAAAAAGAGGGTATAAAGATTCCAATTCATCATCAGTATAAAATGATCCTTCATCAACCAATAATACATCTGGTCGCAATCCTCTGATATTAGAATCCAATGAAGTTTTAGAAATAAATTTTATAGAAGAGAGATTATCAAAAACTATCCCATCTTTACCATATCTCAATACGCCACATTTTAAAAAGTGCGGCAAATTATCATATGCAAGCTTAATATCTTTTAACGAACGTGATGCATGTTCATAGGTATTTGTTGTGATTGCAACATTACATCCGTTTTTCGTAATACAATTCCATAATGCGTATATATTCAACAGTGTAGTCTTTCCGCATTGTCTTGGGAATCTAATAGCGTTTAAACGATTATTAGAAATTCTTTTCAATATCCTTTTTTGTGCTGGATAAAGTTTAATAATTCCTTTACCTCTATCCAGATTTACATTTATGAAATAGTTTTCCGCGAATGTTATTACATCAATTATTTTGTTCATAAATTACATTTCATCACAGTCGCCGCTCATATCATTCATATCACCAGCTTGATTGTTCATAATATTGAAAAAAGCGAATCTGAAATTTTCCATTAATGCATCTTTATCCTTTGTATTTTCAGCGTGCATTAAAAATACTCTATTGTCAGTTAAATCGTAGCCAACCGTGATATAACATTTCAAATACTCCCTGTTTATATTGTGTAAATGTGCTATATCCGCTTTTTTTACGTTTTCGACAGATACAGTCTCGTAAAATTGATTGAATGCTTGCTGAATCAGCTTTTGAATCTCAGGGTCTATTATTTTAGGTTCTGGCTCAACCTTACTAAGTTTATCAGTCACCTTTTTTTCTGGTTTCAATATTTTTTTGAGGGAATTATTTTTTTTACCCTTTGGAGAATTTTCAGAATCTTTAGGCATATAATTACTTATCTATAACGGTGGTTTATTTCTTTCCCCTTTTATTATATTCTGAGGTTTTATTATTGATCCCGTATTTCATCAATAATTCCGCCAAAACTTCAAAAGATAAAGTTTTAATCTTTAGTTTATGCGGTAAAAATTGACCACCATCAGTCAACTCTAAAAATGGTTCTCTGTCTCCGAAAATAGGATCGCCCAAATATGCTGTGCAAAACAAAGTGCTCACTTTAGGATCGATTATTATCGTCCAAAGTCTAGAATCACTTTCGCCATACTCATCAAACACCTTAAACGCATAATATCCACTATCTCTTAATCTTTTAAGGAAGTATCCCAACGTTGTTAACTTGTTAGCCATAATATATTAACTTATCAATTTCTATGTCTATTTCAACTATATTATTTAGTCAGAGCAGAGATTATGAATTTTATCAAAACATCACCTTCTTTGATTTCGAAAATGGTTATTTTGAATTTACTGTTAAATGAAACCTTTATCTTCGATGTTTTAAGTCCGCTTATCATCCTAACAGAATCTAATTTAAGCGGTATCGGCGTTGTTATATCATCCCCCTCAAACTCTGTAGATATTTGATACGTTATATTGTTTATGTTAGGTGTTTCTCTGTCGTTAAGTTCAGCATAAACTTTACCTTCTTTAGTGAAAAGATATAACTTGTTAGAATCTGAAGTTATTGCACATCCCTTCATGACATCATTAAATTTAGATATTGTCAAATCGAAACTGGTTTGATAATCTAAAGAATTTATTTTGTTTATGTTTAAAGTATTTTTAGGTATATAACCATCTTCTAAAAGATAATAAACGAAATTGAAACTGCCATCGTCTTTATACGATATATTGTTATCGTTTATAGTCACCTCGAAAACATCCTTTTCTACAAAATCTAAAAGTCTAACAAACTTTTTAAGGTCTGGTATATTCAATTTCAATGGTTCTGCAATTTTCGATTGCATTTCCATTTTTGCATATACTACAACATCACCATTTTGGGAATTGCATATAGTATTAACATTATCTGATTCTAAATTCAGACATATATTATCTGCTAGTCTACTAACAGGATTCAGCAATCTTTCGATGAAAGATTCTTTTTCTACGATAATATGTTCGCTCATCGTTACAGTATAACAGAATCAGTTTGTTTATCAAGTTTATTACACAACGATTTACTTACTCTATCTATAGCTTTAGCAAAAATCAAAGCAGCGTCAGCTATTTTAGCCATTGTTTTAGGGTCTAAATTTATTGGTGCTGCATTCACAAAGGGGGTATGTGCTATTTGTTGTGTATCGACAGGAGGAGCAGAAGGAGGAGGCATTGGATATCGCTCCAATGCCTCCTTGTTTATTTGATCTTGTATAATTTGCCTCTGTTGATTTACTTGAGGCTGATACCCTTTTATGAACGACTGGGGGTTTAATTTATTGGCAGGGCCAGTAGAGGCTTGTTGTGTGGTGTTTTTGTCTATCTCACGCAGATTAGCACTAGCTAATCCCGCCATCATTACTGCTGCAATGTCGTCTTCGTTCATAATATCTTATTTAACTGCTTACGTTAAATCTGCAAGTAAAGCTTTCAATTTAGCATCAGTATCGTCATCTACATCTGCTGTTTCTGAGGTTTCTACTGATTCAGTTGCCTCTTCGGTTTTCGTTTTCTTGGATGATGCTTTAACTTCAGTTTTTTCAGCTTCTTCCGTTTCAGTGTTTTCAACATCCTTTGTGCAGAAGAAATGTTCGTCTAACATTCTTTGTAGTTCTGCTGAAGACTTTTTCTTGTTGAATTTTGTCATGTCAATAACTCCAGCATGAATCTCAGCAAGTTTTTCATCTGTGATTTCCTCAAGTGTAGAGGGTGACATGAACTTAGAAGAAACATATGTGGTGTATTTAGATTTACCAGCAACAGCAGACTTTGCTTCGCATTTAATCTTTAAAGTGCAACCGTTTTGCACATCAAAAACTTTAATACCGAACTCTTCAGCGTCTTCACCACTAATAGCAGAGTCTATGATCTTAGCCAACTCTTTACCATAACGAACCACTTTGATTTTCCCGTTATTTTCAGGGTTTACAGGATCAGAAACAATGTATGCGTTTACCATCCAGTTTTCCTTTCTTGAAATGGCTTTATTGGCCAATTTCTCTGCCTCGTCACCGTTCCTGTATATTTTCAATACGTAATTATCTATAGGGCAACTCTCTCCGTATGTAGTAGGACATAAAGCCGTCACAAACTGTCCTGTGGAGTTGCTAGTCCATGAGTGGTGAAAGTAGTGATATCTTGTCTTTCTGCCTTCTGCTAGATTGGGAATCAATCTAACTAGGTAAGTATTTCCTGCTTGAAACTTCATAATATCCTTAAATGAAGATTCTTGTTTTTCGCCTTCAGAGTTTTTAATGTCGTCAAATGCGTCGAGTAGTGTTTTAATGTTTGTCATATTTTTAATTTATTGTTGAGTTAGTATTGTATATCAGTTTTTAGGTTTTTCAAGTGCTTTTAAGAACTTTTTCTACAAAACTTCTAATTTTTTCGTAGGCAGTCCTTAAAAAAGGTTTTAATTTAGAATGTATATAATTAGTCTTTAACGTGAAAAAATCTTGATTTGTTTTTCCGAAAAATAATTGCTGTTCTTCTTCTGGAATCTCGTTTAGATGCTCTAATATATTCGGAAACTCCATCAAAGAGTATATATTAATATCACCATTCTTGATATGATATACCCAAACTGGATGAATACCTGTTTTAGTATATCCAATATAATCATCGAATTGTATTTTATTAGATATGCAATATTTACCGATAAAACTCAAAGATTTTTTCACATCTTCAGAATGTTGTTCAGGAGATAACTTACTCAATTCTTGTTTATATATAGTATATGTTTTGATGGCTCTTGGGGATGCAAAGTATTGTAAATCGAAATAATCAACATCCAAATAAAGTTTATATGGTGCGCTAAAATACATGTCCATATTAACTTCAGGATATCTAGAAAAGAATATTGCTAATTTTTTGACATATGGATATTTGGAATCCTCTTCAAAATCTTTAAAGTTTTCTCTAAGTCTATAAGCCTTTTTCCTAATCGATCTGGAAATAGCCATATGCTTATTGTAAATTCTTTTTTCTAATTCTGTCATGTTTTCTTTTGTTTCTTAGATTTCTCGAATAACTTTTTAGTGTTTTTAGATTTTATCAAAATCGGATATAATTTCAAAACCCCTAAAAAAGCATCCCTTTCGGATTCTGCACCTGTCATCTCGACAAATATATCACGTAATCTATAATTTTCAAGTATTGTTAGAAACAAAACGGACGAATTCACTCTTTTATTATTTATCATCGATAAATAAGAACCAAATTTTAAAACATTGATAATAAATTCTTTGCCACATATATTATCAAGCGGATCACTATTGCTTATGAAATTCTCCAATATTTTATCATTTAACATATGTTGGTAGTAATTAACCACATATAAATATTAAATCAAATTCAAAGTTTTAGAAAATGTTTTGAACGCTTCTGTCATTGCTGAACCACCAGAAGCACAAGCATGTCCACCACCATCACACAGTTTTTCAGCCAATTTGGACAAGTCTAACTTGCAACCGTCTTTTTTCCTCATGGAAACCTTTCCACCTCTAGGCATTATGATAAATACTATATCAGACTCATATTTATTTAAAAGATGTTCGGATAATTCTTGTATATAATCATTTGAAATAGCGGAAACCACTTTATATTTCTCTTCTTTGGTTTCCAATAAGCCAGAATAAACCTCTCTCTTAGTATTCAAAAACTCGTCTTTAGTATTAATATAAAGATTGATCATATTCTTTTGAAATTTGTCGAAAGGTTTAAACCCTTTACTGTAATTCTCTATGAAAGAGTTTATCTTGTCATTAGTGCCATGAAACACCACATTCAATTCATAGGATAACGGGGTTTTTTTAGATGCTGAATCGTAATCGTCTGCTAACATTATTAATATTTTTTGAGCATCCGTAAATTGAAATTCTTTGCCTAATGTATCCTTCAAAAGCTTTGCACAAGAAGTATAATTCTCTATTTTAGTTTTAGCCTTCTTATATTCAAATGTGTTAGTGGCATGATGATCTATAATAACAACATTTTCAACATCTATAATGTCACCTAAATCGGACGTATCTAAATCTAGGAAAAACACCTTTCTATAATCCTCAAATTTATTATTCTTCAACCAACCCGAAACATTCTCTCTCATTGTTGCTGGTGTTGTGGGGTATATAGACGGTTTATATCCCAATATCCAACTTAACGTTAAATACGAGGCTACTCCGTCTAAATCTTTGTGAGTGAATATAATATCTTTAGAATTTGACATATTTTATAATTATTCTATATCTTCCATTAGGTTTTCTAGGTTTGTTAAAGTGTCATTAGCACCTGAAACAACAGAATCAGTAGAATTCTCCGCAAAACAATCTTTGTTTGTTTCGATCATGGTCAATGTTTCATACTTAACCTTAAATGCCCAATTTCCAAAATTAGAACCGAATCTATTTTTCTGCATACCCATATTCAAAATCCCTAACTCTTTATCTTCGTCAGATTGCCATATAGAACATAGAATATCGCATGTTGCTGCTAATCCTATACTTTCAGATATGTTTTCCATTCCGGGATTATCTTTATTAAAACCTGCACGATTCAATTGACTGGCTGAAATGAATGGAATATTATACTTGAACGCTAGTGCTCTCAATTGTTCCGCTATTTCCTTAACGGATTCATATGAATTGAGTCCCTTAGTTGAAGGATTTATCAGGTTCAAATAATCTATAATTACAACATCTGGTTTGAATCCATTATGTCTTAATTTATTTATGTAAGCATCTATTTGCCTTACTGTTACAGCTTTAGGCGGAAATTCTTTAACGACTAATTTGCTGTCCAGTTTGGCCCCCACTTCCTGAATAGAGTTTTTCAACTCTTCAGAATATAATTTGAGATTGCTATGAGGAATTTGGGATATTTGAGAACTTATTCTTTTCGAATACATGAACTCAGACATTTCTAAAGATATTAACAACACGTTTTTACCTTTAAGTGTCATATTAGCTGCCAGATTTCCTAGAACTATACTTTTACCTACGTTAACTTGTCCTATAAAACAAGTTAACGTTTTTGGGAACACACCACCTTCTAGTCTAGAATCCAAACTATTCCATCCTGTAGGGATAGGATGATATGTCGTTGTTAAATCCGTGATGTGTTTTTCAACGTCTTCGAAATACCAATGACCTAAACTTTCTTGGAGAGAAATAGCGTAAATTTTTTCAATGGATTTTAGAGTTTCATCTAAATCTATCACGCCTAATGTGTGTTGTTCAGCGGCAGTATCAATGGTTTTGTATAAACCTCTATCTTTCAGAAACTTTTCAGTATTAGCAAAAAGTTCTTCTTTATTAAATTCTACACTGAGAAGTTTCTGTGTTAATATTTTAGTTATTACGTTTTTATAAGAATTTTTATCTTCTGTTGTAGATAACCTCGACTTTAACTCTTCCAATGCTGGACATTCTCCTCTCTCCACAAAAAAACGGAAAATGTTTTTTATGAATTCTCTATTATTAGCATCCTTAAAATATTCTAAATCTACGTGATCTATTATAGCAGATAAGTATTCCTTATTTTTAAGGGCGTTAACTATTATAACTAATTCATAGTATTCATAATCTAATTTCTTAGGCTCTTCTTTTTTAGGAATCATATTTATGCCTCATCTTCAGCACTGTCATCTAATTCACCTTCATCTAACTCGTCTAACTCTTCTTTAATTGTGGTCGATACTAAAGCTTTCTCTCCACCATATCTCAATTTGTCGTTTAGCACCTTTTCCAATTCTGGCATTATTTTCTCCCATACTTCAGCGTTCTTCTCGATATTCTTTCTAAATCCTAACGATTCACCATTATAAGAATATGATCTTCCTTCCTTTTTAATTACTTCAAACGCTTCAGCTATATCAAACAATCCAGCATATGGGTCTAATCCAGTTTGAAAA